GATTAAAAAATGGCAGTGGGTGAGCGGGCAACACGTCTTTTTCGACGGCGTGCATTTTAGTAACACATCTGATCAATTCCGCATGTTATTTGCCGGTGGTGTGGATTACGCAACATTCCGACATTTAAAATGTTCGGGATCAGACGGCACCAGCGGCGGGCAGTCGCGCCGGTGTTTTAGTTTGGGCGGATCATCAACGGACGTTAATTCGTTCGTCGTGTTCTACGATGTTGAAATCTACGGCATGGGCCGCTGGCAAGACGACCGCAACACAAGTACAGATTTGCATGGCATGCAGATGAACAAATGGACTCGTTATATTTGGGTGCTCAATTCTAAAATCTATCATGTGCAAGGCGATTCAATTCAGTGCGCAAATTCGCAATGGTTTGATTACGACTATGCCGCACGACCACATTATATTTATATCAGCGGCAACGAAATGTGGGAAAACTACGAAAACGCCTACGATCAGAAAGGCTGTTATCACATGGTCTTTAGCGACAACTACGTGCATGACTTTTACAACTCGGTGAAGTCCGCGAACAATACCGCAATCATTACCGAGCAAGACAGTGAAGGCGATGTGGGCGGGCGGTTTAGCTGGTTTATCAATAACCGCGTGGAGAACGTTGGTCAAGCCTTTGCAGCCAAAGCCACGACCAGTGATGCTTACGTGTACATCTTGCGCAATCAAATTAAAAACAGTGGATCAAGTGCATTGTTATTTACACAGCGTTGTTACAACGGTGGCAGCAACGGGCAAACATGTCCGCTTGGCTTGACGTTCGCGCAGAATACGGCGGACTGTGGGCTGCAAGGTCCGGCAATCATGAATCCACAAAACCCAACAGGCAGCAATCAAAACGTAGAGATTGACGGCAATATATTTTACAACTGCACTGACGGTAACAAAGCCTCGCCCCACAACTGGGAATCATTTAGCGATGTTCCGTTGACGCTGTTACACGTGCAAAACATCGACTATCGCACGACTGGCAACATCACGTACAACACAATTCGCTTTGATCTTTTGGAAAACAATATCACCAACGTAGAGGTCACTTTAGATGCTAATAATCTCCCTAGCATTACTGATAGTGTGTCAGTGTCTAACAGTGCATTTGATTTATTCGAGCAAATGTACGGGATAAATATTAAAAATTGGAGCGCGTTACCCATTAACGCCGGAGCGGCACAGTGAATGGTCAGGGTTTTTAAATCCATATTGCCCGCCGACTGGACATCATGGACGGCAAACATAACCGGCACGAACACGATCACGACAAGTGGTGCTGGCGACACCATAGCGACATGCGTCAATAACGATGGTACGCGGCCCTACTTGTCGTACACATTAACAGTGCAGCAGGATTATTGGTATTTCGCGTGCGTGAGGCTTGACACCTGCCCCGCTGCATTTGATTTAGATAGCACGGGCGATGCAGGTCTTGGGTTGTCGGTGGCAGTAGCGGAAGGAGACCAGATAGTGGGGTTTTTGCAGTCGCGGCAAGGTATGTATTTGGGTGTAAAGTTTCGGGCCGTCGCTACGGCCTCGGTTCAATTCCGGGCTGGTATCGGCATCGCGGGCAACCGGGAAAACGGAACACTAGTCATCTCTAACGTGTGTGGTTACGAATACGGATTAACAGAGCCTGATTTTGTTGACAAATATTACGACACCAGCGGCATGGCGGACTTTCCGTTTTCAATGTTCACTGACATGGAGCCTGCTTGTGTTTATGCAACAGGTGCAAATATTGCACAGTCGGCGCCAACAGTTCGCAGAGCCTTATCACGTTACGCGGTGATTGCGTGCACCGGCGATAGCTCTGGCACTGGCGGCGACATTAGCAACCCAACAGATCGGTACCCCTACGAAATTCAAAAATCATTTGATCGTCGCAAAATCGGGGATAGTGTTGGCGTGTACAATTTCCACGTAGGCGGCGAGGACGTGTTTCAGTATGGCGCGCGCATAGCATCAAACATGGCGGGCGGTGATTTCCCGGCTGACATGGTTGCGGATTTATGGGTAGTTCCGAAGGTGTGCGTTATGGGATCGGCGCTTAACTCGGTGCACAACTACACAGCAGCGGAAATATTGGCGGGGACAAAAGCAAACATATCGGCTCTGCATAATGCAGGCGTTCGCACTGTGATTTTGACGGGTATGCCAGCATGGTCCAATGCCGCATCGTACACAGCGGGCAAAAACGATATTGTCATTGCGTACAACGCAGCTATTAGTGATAGGTATTGCGGTTGTTATGCATACCATTTCAGATGCAATTTTGCCGGGGATGTAAACACCAACGCGCTATCCAATGTTGGAGCGGGTGACACATGGGACTGGGATAGTACGGCATTTGGGGCCGCTGGCGGTGATGGGCTTCATCCTGGGGCCGGGAAATACTCGGTAAGCGAGTATGCAGGAATGGCGCTAAAAGAGATTATTGTTGCAGAGTCCACGCGAAGCAGAGGATTGCTAAGGGGCGTATTGATATGAGCAGCGGTACATTAACAACAAATGGTTCGACCGATTGGTATCAGGTGCGATTCGATGATGGTGTTGGTTTTTCATTTAAAGGGACGTGGGGCGGCGGGACTGTAGCGCTGGAGCAAAAAATTATTTCTACCCCCTACCCCTATTTGGACGAAAATGACGTGGCTATTACGTTTACCGCTAACGCTAATCGAGTAATGGACATTAAGTCTGGATCATGGATTAGAGCTACCCTGACGGGCGCCACCACTCCTGCGATAGAGTGGGAATTTACAGGTAAATTCACGTAGAGGTTAATAATGATCACATGTGCCGAATATTCAACAAGCGCAAGAGCTAATCAGATGATTAGTTATTTTCGCCATGCTCGCAACGATTTAGAGCGCGATCTAGCGGATATTAATGCTGGTAATTTTTATGCGTATCGCATTATTGAGCGATTAAATCAGGTTCGCCAAATGCGCGACAGTTTAGCCAATTACAAATTTGGTTCGCTAGTATCATCTAAAGTCTGTCAATATTTAAACGACCAGTTCCCGGATGACGATTGCCCGGACGGCTATCGCAATGCCGCTGACGTTGCTAATCGTTACAATGATGCGCTCACGTCTATGTCCAATTATTTGGACGCATTGCGCTCATTAAAATTAGCATCCGATGCCGCTGGGATTGTGGCGTATGACGCCGACCCAGCGACGGATTTAGAGCGTGAGCCGGTAGTAAAGCTAAACAATCCAGCGGTTGCAACTCAGTTAAGTGCTGTGGTTGATGCGATTAATGATTATTTGATCAAGGTTAAAACACCGAGGCCGTAAAAAATGGCGGTCTCCATTGCGATTTTTTCAACGTCTGGTGCATTAAACACCGGTACATGCTCCAGCTCTCACGCGCACAGCGGTGTGCCTGAAGGCGTGGCAATATTAGGCAGCACGGGGACTACAGCAACTCCTGGTGATACATGGGGAGCAGTGACCTACGGCGGGGTTGCGCTGAGTGAGCAAGCAGGCAGTCCGTATACTGCTGTGACCGGCTCGGAAATTGACGCCATTATTTTCAAATCATTTTTCCGTGGCGATTCTTTGCCCTCTGGCACACAAACCGCACAAGTTTTAGATGATGGTGGTGGAGCAAGCAAACGGTTTGGTTGTTGGACATTTGATGCGGCGGATGACACAGAGGTAGTTGACACCAGCTTCGCAGCGGGTACGGCAGCCGATCCAGCGGTAACGGTTTCTCTCGGCGGTGTGTCATCGGCGGTTGTTTTACATTTTGCATCGGGCTTAAACGCTGTAACAGATATTGCACCCGCTAGCGGGTGGACATCCGACGAAGAAAACGATCTTGGGTCAATTACGGCGGGTGCGTATCGTTACGACACCATCGGCACCTCAGACGTTTCGGCAAGTTATGTTGGACTGAGCGAGCAATATTGTTTAAACGCCATTGCTGTGCGCGAAGTGGCAGGTGGGGGCGGAACAACCCCCAAAGGTATTTTTGGTAACCCATTTTTTGGCCCGCTCGGAGGGCCGATATGATTATAAATCTAGGCACGATTAGACCGGGGTCAACGATTGTTGTACCGTTCCACACGTTTGATTCAAACGATCCCAGTGCGTCAACGACGATTACAGGGTTAGCCACGTCTGATATTGAGATATACAAAGACGGGTCAACTACTCAACGCGCAAGCGATGCGGGCTATGCGTTGTTAGATACGGACGGTATTGATTTTGACACGATCACAGGGATTCACGGCGTTTCGATTGACCTAGCCGATAATACAACGGCGGGTTTCTATGCGGCTGGTTCGCAGTACATGGTGGTTATCTCATCGATTACGATTGATGCGGCGACTGTCAATTTTATTCCTGTCATTTTTAATATTGGATACCCTGATGCTGTATTAAATACCAGTATCGCGTCCTTATCGTCACAAACGTCATTCACGCTCACAAGCGGCCCCGCTGAGGATGATGCGCTACATAGCTGTGTGGTATGTATTCATGACGTGGCGAGCGCAATTCAATTGGGATTTGCGGTGGTTTCTGATTACACCGGGTCAACCAAGACTGTGACGTTAACAGCCGGGGTGACATTTACAGCAGCGGCTACGGATAATATCTCATTTTTCCCGCCGGTTAACGCGAGATGGTTTGCCGCGCTGACAACCTCAGCTTTGCCGCTAACGCCAACCACAGCAGGCCGCACGCTAGATGTGTCAGCAGGTGGTGAAGCGGGCATAGATTGGGCCAATGTCGGCAGCCCGACCACAGCGGTTAACCTGTCTGCAACCAATATCGACGTTGATCAGGCGGTGGCTTCAGTATCAGGTGCCGTAGGGTCAGTCACGGGCAACGTAGGAGGCAACGTCACTGGATCAGTTGGCAGCTTGGTTGGTCATACTGTTCAGACTGGAGACTCGTTCGCACGAATTGGCGTAGCTGGCGCGGGATTAACGGCAGTGCCGTGGAATGCCGCGTGGGATGCCGAGGTGCAGAGCGAAGTGGCGGACGCATTAGTGGTTTATGATCCTCCAACTAACACAGAGCTTACGTCTGGACTGGCAGCGCTGAACGATATTAGTGCGGCAGAGGTTAACGCCGAAGTCGTTGACGCATTAAATACCGATACGTACGCAGAGCCGGGGCAGGGCGATCCCGCGGCAACAGCAAGCCTGGCGACCAAGATTGGCTATCTGTACAAAAACTGGCGCAACAAAAAAGACCAAACGTCAACACTGTGGCGACTGTATGGCGATGATGGTGTGACGGTTGATCAAGACTCAACTGTTTCGGATGATGGCACAACGGCAGTAAAAGGGGAGGTTAATACTGGTGCGTAATCTAATCGATAAAATTAAGTCTTTTTTTACCAAAAAGCACTACGCTAGCTCTGCTTTGGTTAATGCTATCGCGGCCAAAAAGATAGTGACAGCAAGCCCTGATAGCAAAGAAGCGGATATGTATATTGAGTGGCTAACAAGGCTGAAAGCGGCGTTAATTCATGGTGATGCCAACATGGAGAAATTCATGTCCAAGTGTTTGGCATCCAAAGGGTTTGAGGTGCCTCACACACTGTCACAATGTGATAAACTGATCGCCGAGATTCGGTCATGGCAATAGATACTGCGGCTAAACGTGCGAGCATGCTTAACTTTGGCAATGACGACCTATTGCCCGTCCCCAGCGGGACGTTTGATCAGGGCGACAGGCAAACATTTTTGTCGCTGTATTCTGGGCTGTTGGTAAGCGGTTTAACACAGGTAGCTGATTTTATGATGAGCAAATTATTACTGATTCGAGGGTAATGTATGGACGTTCGCACAAAGAGCGTAAGAGTAACCACGTCAACGGCTGGAGCATTCACTGAGACATTTGATTCGCCAGGCCCGTTACTCATGCAAGTGGTTTATGGAGGTGGACTCGCCAGCGGTGCAGACCTCACGGTTGCTGATGCTGTTACCGGCATGACGTTACTTACAGTAACAAACATGGCTTCAACAGCAGCTACTACCCAGTGGTTGCCAAGACGACTAATTAATAACGCGGCGACCGGCGTTGCCTCGACCGGCGTGTTTGATTACCAGGCTGTCAATCGGCAAACCACGGTCACTATCGCATCGGGCGGTACATCAAAAACAGCGACATTACATTTAGTTTATGGCTAAGGAGGCGGTTTGAAAATCGCTATTGTTGGGACTGCGATAGGGGAGATGGACGCTCCGTTTGACAATCAAGACTACGAAATATGGTGCCTAAACTGGAATACGCCTAAGTATTCCCGCGTCACGTTGGATTTTGAAATCCACACGATGCGCAACAATAAAGCGGTAATACCTGAAAAGCACGGGGTTCCGACTATCACACAAGAGAATTTCCCGCACCAATGGATAGCTGATAACTTCCCACGCTATCTGAATGACACATTTTATAAGTCATCCCTCGATTACATGCTGGCGTATGCGCTGTATAAGCATAAAATCGCCAAAACCGAAGCCGAAAAGGTTGATCTAGTCTCTATACACGGCGTCCAGATGTCGGTTAATGACGACGAATATTTCAAACAGCAACCGTCATTCCACGCGTGGATAGGTTTTTGCTTGGCCCACTTTGATGTGGTTATTGATGACCACTCTCCGCTAATGAAAAGCACGTTTACTTACGGATTGGGGGACGTTATTAGTGCCGACCCGCTATACAACAGCGCCGCGTTCCACAAAATGGCCAAAGATCAGGATGCCGTTGTGAGGGAGCTTGAGCAAGAGCTGGCGTTGATTAAGGACAAAATCCATACTCACAACGGCACCCGACAGGCGTGGGAATTGCTGGCCAAGGTGGAGCGCGCTCGCATTGCTGGACAGCGCATTACTAGGTTTGAGGATTTTGTACAGGCGATCAAATGATTGCTTTTATCCCGGCGCGCGGCGGCAGCAAAGGCGTTGCATGGAAGAACATCAAGCCATTTCGCGGTAAACCATTAATTAGATGGACGGTTGACGCCGCCAAGGAATCTGGCGTTTTTGAGCGTGTTATTGTGTCATCGGATGCAGACGCAATATTAGATTTATGCAATGACGTGGAGCGGATTAAGCGCGACCCGCAGCTTGCGACAGATACTACTCCCATGGATGAGGTGATTAAGGATTTCCTCACACAACAGCCTTCGGATTTGATTATGCTGTTACAGCCCACATCGCCATTACGCACATCCGCCCACATTCGGCAAGCGGCCAGTCAATTTGACGGTAATACCCTAATCTCGGTCTGCCCTATTCCGTCCAGTTACCTTAAATCGTTTGTTGAGGTTAACGGAAAATTACAACCCATCTACCACACCAAGACTGATCGACGCCAAGACCTCCCGCCTTTGTATATGCCTAATGGGGCTATTTACTTATTTTCGTCCAATTCGTTTCACCAGTATGGCGGCATTCCTAAAAATAACGTTTCACCTTTTTTCATGGAGGAGTCACTTGATGTCGATACTGAACTCGATTTCGCTTATTGTTGAGCTGGGAATTAACCACGGCGGCTCTTTAGATATTGCCAAAAAAATGGTTGATACTGCTATTTCCGCTGGAGCGACATGCATTAAGCATCAAACCCACATACCCGATGAGGAGATGCATCCCGGCAACCGAATTTATGACCTGATTGCGTCATGCGCACTGAGCGAAGACGATGAGCTGGCACTAAAAGACCACATCGAACAGGCAGGCGGCATATTCGTTAGCACCCCTTTTAGTTTTGCTGCGGTGGATAGGCTTGAGAGTTTTGGCGTCCCGTTCTACAAACTGGCGTCAGGGGCTCCAATAGAGCTGATTAACTACGTTTGCAGCAAAGGGAAGCCCGTTGTATTTAGTACCGGCATGGAAGACTTCAGCGCCTCTCTCAAACGGTGCCGCGCCGTGTTTAAGCACGGCATCCCTTGCGCAGTGCTACACACAACCAACCTCTACCCAACCCCGTTTAATTTGGCTCGATTGGGCGCTATCCAACAATTCAAAACCACGCTCCCAACAGCCTTAGTGGGGTATTCGGACCACTCAACAACAAATCATGCTTGTTTTGCGGCAGTAGCTTTAGGTGCTGATATTATTGAGAGGCATTTAGCCCATCCTGATGTGAGAGGGCCAGACTACAAAGCATCTATGAAATCACAGGCAGACGTTAAAGACTTGGTTGGTGGGATAGAAAACATCAAACAAGCAAGAGGCGGCAGAAAAACCCACTTGGCCGAAGAGCAAGTTACACGGGATTTTGCTTTATACACTTGGCAAGACGGAAAGCTGCGCCGATGAAGATCGTATTCGTATCAGGCACAAGAGCAGACTACGGCAAGCTAAAACCGCTCATGCAAGCGGCAATGGCCGTACATAAAGTGGAAGTATTTGTTACTGGTATGCACTTATCCGAATTGCACGGTAGCACATGGACAGAGATCAAAAACGATGGGTTCCACACTGTAAGGATGCCTAACAATATGGATACCCACGAATTAGCGCTGGCTAGTACTATCCAAGACTTCTCTACCTACCTACATTTTGCGCGTCCTGACCTGATTGTGGTGCATGGAGACCGGGGAGAAGCCCTAGCAGCCGCGATTGTGGGAGCCTTTACCAATACCATTGTTTGTCACATCGAGGGTGGAGAGGTCTCAGGAACCGTGGACGAACATCTACGGCATGCAATTTCAAAGCTGTCGCACATCCATTGCGTAACCAATGAGGCGGCTAAACAACGATTGCTGCAAATGGGCGAGATCGATGTACATGTTATTGGCTCGCCCGATGTGGATTTGCTGCTAAGTGATTCGCTTCCATCATTGAGCGAGGTTAAATCGCGCTACCAGATACCGTTCGATCAATATGGAATACTGATCTATCATCCTGTCACCACAGAGGACTTTAGGTACGAGATAAAGCGATTGGTTGACAGCATTGTTATGAGTAACCTTAATTACGTGGTGATCTACCCCAACAATGATAGCGGCTATGAGCTTATTCTTCAGGAGTACCATCGGCTGGGCGATAAGTGCGTAAAGTACTCATCTATGCGCTTTGAGTACTTTCTAACACTGTTAAAACATGCTGATTTAATCGTGGGCAACTCAAGCTGCGGGATTATGGAGGCGCCCTATTACGGGGTGCCCGCTATCAATGTGGGATCGCGGCAAGAGGGCAGAGGATTGGACTACGGTAACTATGCGATCAACTGCGATGCTGATCAGGTGGTAGAGGCTATTGGTCGGTGCAAGCGGATGACTCCGGCTGTTCCTATTCAAACCAATAGCGCCAAACGGTTTTTAGATGTCATCTCAACGCCAAGAGAGGTTCAGAAGCGATTTTATGCGCTTGATAGCTAGGCTGGACATCAAGAATAACCACGTCGTTAAAGGTATTCACCTGGAAGGGCTGCGCAAAGTCGGCGACCCGTGCGAGATGGCGCTTAAGTACACTGAGCCGCGCGTGGATGAGTTGTTATTTATGGATGCCGTGGCAAGTTTGTATGATCGTAATTCGTTATTTCCAGTTATCGCCAAAGCCTGCGAGAATGTGTTTATACCGGTTACGGTCGGTGGTGGTATTCGTACGTTGGATGACATTCAAATGGCGTTACGATCCGGTGCGGACAAGGTGGCTATTAACACGCAAGCAGTGAGAAACCCTGATTTTATCCGCCAAGCCAGCGAACGATTTGGATCGCAAGCGATTGTGGCTTCAATAGAAGCCCTGGGCCGCGAGGTGTACATTAACAACGGTAGAGACAGGGTTGGCAAAGATGTTGCCGCGTGGGCTGTGGAATTGGCCGGTCTTGGAGCGGGCGAGATACTGCTAACGTCGATTGAAAAGGAAGGGACGCGCAAGGGATTTAATGTGGCGCTGGCGCAAGAAATCGATAGTCTTGTCTCGGTGCCAGTTGTAGTGTGTGGTGGTTTAGGCTTATTGAGTCATTTGGATTCTCTACCGAAAGGGGTATCGGTCGCCTGTGCAAGCGTGTTGCACTACAACATACTATCAGTGAGTGACATCCGTGGTCGAATTCTGCACTAGATGCGTTATCTCTAATCAAAGACCATCATCAACGGTCGAATTTAAGAATCAAGGCCAAGCCAAGCAGTCCATTGAGTTCGTGAATGGGGTGTGTAGCGCATGTTTGTACGCCGAAGAAAAAGATAAGATCGATTGGCAGGAGCGCGAAGAGTCGCTGAAAGAACTGCTGAGTAAGCATCGCCGAATGTCGGGCTATGATGTGATTGTCCCAGGTAGTGGGGGGAAAGACTCAGCGTTTACCGCTCACGTTTTGAAGTACAAGTACAACATGAACCCCTTGACTGTAACCTGGGCGCCCCATCTCTATACGGATATTGGCTGGAAGAACATGCAAAGCTGGTCCCATATCGGCGGGCTGGACAATGTTTTATTCACTCCCAATGGCAAGCTACACCGGTTATTAACGCGGCTGGCCTTTGAAAACCTGTGCCATCCATTCCAGCCGTTCATTATTGGTCAAAGGATCATAGGTCCGCGCTTTTCCCAGCTTTATAACGTGCCGTTGGTGATGTATGGCGAGAATCAGGCTGAATATGGGAATGCTATCAATGAAAACAAAAGCCCGACCATGAACCCTAAGTTTTATGCCAGCAATGACATTCCTGTTTTTGGCGGAGTCGACGCCACAAAAATAATGAGTGACTATGGCTATGGGCAGCGAGATTTTGCGCCATACACCCCTCTGCCTAAAGCGCAAGCCGAGGTTCATTACTTGGGTTACTACTTAAAGTGGGACCCACAAGAGTGTTACTACTACGCCTGTGACAACACGGGGTTTGAAGCCAACACCGAGCGCACCGAAGGCACATATTCAAAGTATTCCAGTATTGATGACAAGATTGATCCCTTCCACTACTTCACCACACTGATTAAATTCGGGTTAGGTCGATGCAGCTACGACGCGGCACAAGAGATACGAAACGGAAAAATTACCAGAGACGAAGGGGTTCATCTCGTCAAAAAGTACGATCAAGAGTTCCCAGCCAAGTACTTCAGAGATTTTCTCAACTATGTCGATATGACGGAGGAGCGATTTTGGGGGATCATCGAGAAGCACCGAAATCCTGAGCTGTGGGACGGCAAGAGGCTCAAATATGTCGTCGCGTAAAGTGCTGCACTTGGCTAGCTTCCAAGGGAATGCCGGTGATATTCTCAACCATACCGAAACACGCAAGCAGTTTGCCAAGGTGTTTGATTGGGAATACCAAGAGCTGGAGATTCGTGAATACTACTGGAAGCGGCGGCAGTGGGATGACCTGCCAGAATTGGTCAATCAATATGACTTACTGTTGATTGGGGGTGGCAACTTCCTTGAGTTGTGGCCTGATACCCGCACCAGTACGTCCATTGATTTGCCACCCGAGATCATGGATAAAATTAAAGTTCCTGTGTTGCTGTATGCTGTGGGCGTTGATGCAGGGCAAGGGGTTTCTCATCCTGATCGGTTTGAGGCTTTTATTGATTATCTTTTGAGCACTCCTAATCGTATGTTGATTGTACGCAACGATGGATCAAAGGAGACGATGGAAACTCTGTTTCATCGCGATGTGCCTGAGGTGCCTGACGGGGGTTTCTTTTATCGATCTGATAAGAAATACAATCATTGGGCGATTAATGTATGTTGGGACATGCCGCGCTTTAGAAGCGGATGGGTATTTGATGATCTTCCTGGTTACCTTAATGAGGAGCTTAAAAACCCTGACGTAAAGCTGGTGTTTGTTCCTCACGTGTTTAGTGATCTTCATGCCATCTACCGCATTATTGATGGAATTTATGATTGTTACCGGCGAACGCGGATTAGTGTGGCGCCGCATAATCGAGGGGACATCTTTAAGCTGTATAATTGTGAGCGAACATTGGCTATGCGGTTTCATGCAAATGTAGCTTCTTTGGCGATGGGAACCCCAACTGTTGGCTTAAACACCTATCCACAGGTACAATATTTATACAACGGATTGGGACTAAAATGTGCCAGCTCAGGCAAAGATTTAAAAAAGGTAGCGGTGGCTGAGTATGAGTTGCCGTCAATGAAAATGCAGCTTATCGAGGATTGGTTAAATGGCATCTAGCGCACCGTCAACAACATACCGAGGGGCCAAGAAGCCCAAGAAAAGCCCGTATAAGGTGAAGAAACCAAAATGAAAGAAGAGGGCAGAATACTTTTTGAAGAGATGACGCGGCTGGAAAAAGACGTTTCGTTAAATGTCTTGTCCGGTATGAGTTATGCGCCAGCTTATTTTGCGGCGGGTGGCGTGGCGAAAAATGAAAAAGTTGCGCGCGTCATTGTCACCAAGATCATGAAAGCGCCAAGAGTGCAAGCTTTTGTGAAGTATGCCGATGAGCAGGCCGTTGATGATGCCATCATGACCAAGAGTGAGGCGTTAAGGCGTCTCACGGTATTGGCTAACGGCAACGTAACTGATCTGGTAGACTTCAAGACGGTTGAGTTTGAAACGGCTGATGGGCCTGCGAGGCAATCTGTATGGGTGCTGAAAGATCAAGCAAGCCTTAGCAAAGATAATCTGGCGATAATCTCAGAGCTGTCCGCCAGTAAGGATGGATTTAAGTTTAAGACGCACGCGCCAACCCAGGCGATTGCGCAGTTATCCAAAATGTTGGGATGGGAAGCACCGGTGAAGGTGGCTCAAACCAATATTGACGGAGACGATCAACCCTCTCTGATGGAGATGGCGCGAACCGTTGCGTTTGCTTTGGAGTCGGCAATGGCAAATCAGGACACTACTAACAGTTCAGAAGAAGGTGAATAGTTATGCCTACACTCCATGGGCGCCGACTGGCGCAAGACAAGATATACGGACAATTAACCTCCAATGAGATCGACATTACCCCCAAGTGTGTTGACTGCTCAATTACGGTAGGCGCTGAAGGTGCGACTGCCGCTAACGTGAGAACCATCACGGTGCAGCTTAAAGACGCGAAAGGTAGTGACATAAACTACGTTGAAATGGTTGATGTGTACATGTTTCTAAGTTCGGCAAAAACAGCGTTCGCCACCACGGGCGGCTCTACAGGTCTTGCTATTAAGACCGATGGCGCTGCATTAGCGGTGGTAGCCAAGAAGCACTTTGCTTGTACGTCAGAGTCGGATGGTGATTTAGATTTTATCTATACCGACACAGCGACAGCGGAAACCGTTTGTTTTGCCGTTAAGCTGCCGAATGGGCGGGTAGTAACCTCTGCTGCATTTGGAAACGTTTAATCCCCTCTTGGGCGGGTAACACCGCCCTTTTTTTGGAGTGAATACCATGGAAATGCACTGTCTATCTGGCGACAAAGACTTTTATTTTGATATTAATGACGTTGATTTGGTAACGGTGGCAGACCCTCCCCTTTATTGTGCCAGTCCGGGCAAAAAAGTCATGGAAATAATGCTTCGCGGTGGTCACGTCATCACATGCTCTTGCCCTGCTGATGTTGTTGATTCTTTTATCCAATCGCTTAAAAATCGGGGTAATGGTGACAGCACTAACCGACCTCATTAATCAATTCAAAGACAGGCCCGAAGCACTGAAGCCGGTTTACGAGCAGGCTTTAAAGCTGATCGAGGCACAGACCCCTAATTTCATCAATAACAAAAAACCAATATGGCTACCTAATTCTGGGCCGCAACGTCGTGCGTATGAGTGCGTTGCAGATGAGCTGTTCTATGGCGGGGCGGCAGGTGGAGGCAAGAGTTCGTTAGGTGTTGGGCTGGCGATGACATGCCATGAAAGATCATTGATTTTGCGGCGCATTAACAAAGATGTTAAAAAACTGGCCGAAGCGGAATTGCTCGGGAAGATACTGAAGGGAAATCGTGACGGATGGAATGGTTCTGATCTTGTTTACCGCGACGGCAAGCGGCTGATTGAGTTCGGCGGCTGTGAGATGGAATCCGATAAGGAGCGATACAAAGGAACGCCCCACGATTTAATTGTGTTCGATGAGGGTTCCGACTTTCTTGAATCACAATACGAATTTATTAAGATTTGGAACCGATCAACAACACCAGGACAGCGATGTCGCGTGATATTGACCGGCAACCCACCAACACAAGCAGCAGGGTTGTGGGTAGTAAAGAGATGGGCCGCATGGCTTGACCCACGACATCCAAACCCTGCCAAACATGGCGAGATTCGATTCTATGTCATGGACGATCAAGACCGGGAAATTGAGGTGGATGGTGTCGGTCCGCACCAGGTTGGTGATCGAACCGTGTGCGCCACGTCACGTACATTTATCCCCGCTTTCCTATCTGACAATCCTGATCTTGACGCTGACGGGGAATACGAACGCCGGCTAAACATGCTGCGTTCTGACCTTCGCGATGCTTTCGCAAGCGGCATATTCAAAACTGAAATCGATGATGTTCCTCAACAGTTAATTCCAGCGGCATGGGTTAAAGCGGCCCAAGATCGGTGGACCTCATCACCTCCGCGCGGGATTCCGCAGTGCGCTATTGGCGTTGATTGCGCGCAAGGTGGCAAGGATTTAAATGTGCTGGCACCGAGGCATGATGGGTGGTTTGGTGAGCTGGTGAAGATACCCGGCAAAGAAACACCTATTGGCACGGATTTGCTTGGTCCTATCATGGCGCTACGGACGGATATGTCCACTATCATCATTGACGCGGGTGGTGGGTACGGAACGGCCACTTACAACAAGTTGCTTGAAAACAACCTGAAGGCCGAATTACATAAAGGACAAGCTGAGTCTCGTGATCGTAGCCGGTGTGGGGTGTATCGATTTTATAATCGTCGCGCCAAAGTTTATTATCAATTCAGGGAAGCTTTGGACCCATCACAACCTGGCGGATCGCGGATTGCGTTGCCAATGGATACTCAGCTATTCGCTGATTTAACGTCAATCTTATTCACCGAAGAGAAGGACGGAACAGGCTTGATGATTAAGCTGGAGCCAAAGGAACGGCTGGTTAAGCGATCAGGTAAATCACCCAATGAAGGCGATGCGGTTGTTATGTCGTGGTCGCATGGACTTAAAATAGAAAATGCTTATAATGACTGGCATTCTAATGCTAATTCTAAACCCAAAGTAATCATGCGCAGTTGGCGCAAGAGGACGTGATATGGCGAATCTAGGCAGCACGGTAAAGAAAACAGCCAGAAAGTTCGGCAAGGATTTTATCAATCCATTGCGCGGAGACCCGAAAGAAAACACCGCGCTCAATCCCATGGTAGCGCTTAAGCGAACTGAATCCGATATAGATAAAGCGTTTACCCCTGAAATGCCCGCCATGGAAGATGAACCCATTATTCCCATTCCTGATGAATCACTTTTAGCTAATGAGTCGCGCCGGCGTCGCGCGCGCAAATCACAAACTGGTCGTCAATCAACAATCCTCACAGGGTTGGGCGGATGAAATTTAAAGAGCTGCTCGAAGAAGGGCAGACACTATTCAAGAAGAAGCATCCGGTTATTTGTTTATGGCAGGACATCGCTGAAAACTTTTATCCAGAGCGCGCCAACTTCACCGCCTTCCATACCTATGGGCAGGATTTCGCATCCCATCTATATTCATCATATCCGCTATTGGCCCGCCGTGAGCTGGGCGATTCATTCTCTGTAATGTCCAGACCGCAAGGCCAAGAATGGTTTTACATGGCCTTAATTGATGAGGATCAGGAAGACCGCGCATCCAAGGAATGGATGGAGCACAAAACCGGTATTTTGCGGCGCATCATGTACACTCCATCATCGCGGTTTGTGCGGTCAATGAAAGAAGGTGACCATGATTGGTGTACTTTTGGCCAGTGTGCTTTATCTGTCGAGCTAAACCGTAATCGAGATGGCATTTTATACCGTAGCTGGCATTTGCGTGACATGGCATGGACAGAAGGGTATGCAGGCGAAATAGATCATTTTTACCGCCAATGGAGGCCCACCAACGCACAGCTTCTTCAGTATTTTGGCAAAGATAAATTACACGAGTCTTGCCGTGATGAAAAAAAGCGTGGCGAAGAAACCAAATGTATGCACATTTTCGTGCCGGGGTATCGGTACGGCCACAACACGCCCTATGTGTCACTCTATATTGATTGCGACCACGAGCATTTGATTGAGGCAGTCCCTTATTATTATGGGTATTACGTTGTCCCGCGCTGGGCTACGGTGTCCGATTCGCAATACGCCTATTCTCCTGCCATTATCTGCGGCTTGCCTGACGCAAGACTTTACCAAGATATGACCCGGGTATTGTTGGAAGCAGGACAAAAGGCGGTTGATCCTCCTTTGGTTGCAGTACGAGAAAGTCTGAAATCTGATGTTGATCTCCAGCCTGGCGGCATAACGGCTGTGAGTGCCGCAAACGATAGACGGCTGAGCGATGTGATAAGCCCGTTGTTTGTTGATAAAACAGGGCTTGGGTTCGGGATTGAGCTAACGGATCGAGTCCAAATGGCGTTGGCCAAAGCGCTGTACTTGGATAAGTTAAATCTTCCTCGCGGCCAAGACATGACAGCTTACGAGGCGGGTATTCGCTTTCAAGAATACGTAAGGACGATTCTCCCGGTGTTTGAACCCAAAGAAGTGGAGATGGAAGCTAAAGTCTGTCAACTGAGTTTTGACATTGCTTTCCGCCATGGGGCTTTTGGTAGCGTTCGGGATATGCCCGAGAATATGCAGGGTGCGCCCTATCAGTTTAAATTTGTGTCTCCATTGTCCAAAGCTATCGAAGAGAAGAATACCAATACATTCCATGAAGTTGTGCGGGTATTAACTGAAGCGGCTTCCATTGATCCTATTTCAATATCTAACATCAATATTAATCAAGCGGTGCGTGATGCAGTGGTGGGGGCCGGTGCCGATGCTGATTGGCTTAACGATGAAGACGATGTGGCTGTTACACAAAATCAGATTCGCCAACAGCAAGCCGCACAACAACAATTAGCACTGACACAACAGGCGAAAGATGTCATCACCCCATAATCCAACTCAATTCTTTGGCGATATAGCCAAGTTTAAAAAAGACCACAAGCAAGATATTTTAGCGATTAAAGCGCTGCATAAAGGGGTGGCCAATGAGGCGCAACAAATAAGGGCTTTGGCTTTTATTGTTAAGACATTGTGCCGCGCTGATGAGATTAATTATTTTAGCAATGAGCGTGATACATGCTTTGCGCTGGGTAGAGAAGCTGTAGGGAAAATTATACGTGGGATTGCACTCGATTCGGATTACATTGACGGAGATAAGTTATGACAGACCAACCAGTAGAACAAACAGCAGATAAAACTATTGCAACAGGTGCCACCGCGGGCGGCGACGTTCCGCAGACGTGGCCCGATTCTTGGCGTCAAGAGATTTTGGGCGGCGAGGAGTACATCAAGTCTAATGCTGACGCTTCCAAAGAATTGGAGCGCCTACAGAACTTTAAATCGCCTAATGACATTTACAAGTCGTTTCGCAGCATAGAAAAAGAATTTTCTAAGCGCGCGCCACGAATGGAATTCAAGGAAGGAATGAGCGAGGCTGATCTTGCGAAATACCGCCAACAAGAAGGCATTCCTAACAGTCCCAAAGAATACAAACTGGAGTTTGATAATGGGCTGGTTGTAGGTGAAAACGATAAACCGTTAGTCGATGGTTTCTTGGACTATGCGCACAAAAAGAATATGCCAGAATCGTATGTTAAATCAGCGATTGAATGGTACTTGAGCGATGCTGAGAATAGCAGCGCTAAAATGGCGCAAATGGAGAATGACCACAAACTACAAACACTCTCCAGCTTAAAAGCTGAATGGGGACCAGAATTTCAAGGCAATATCAATGCAATTAATGAGCTGTTTATTGACGCGCCAGAAATTAAAGATATACTGTTAACAGCAAGAGGTCCTGATGGTTTACCGATTGGTAATGTAGATAGTGTCATCCGCTGGGCGGTTGGACTGTCTAAAAAAGTAAACCCCATGGCTTCATTTACTCTCCCTGGGGGAGAGAACGGATTTAAAGCATTAGAGTCTCGATTAGGAGAGCTCAAGAATATCATGACAACAGATCGTGAGCGCTGGTTTAAGTCGCCGGATTTACAATCCGAGTATGACGAACTGGTTGCTAAACGAGATGCTGTTAAACGATGAAATAGGACCTTCCATCTCTGAGAAGAATCCCGCAAGGGTAAATTCTTTCCACCAGTCATAAGGCAACCCAATTTCTGAGAGAACCGCGCGCAAGCGTATTTTTCCCATTAATTAGGAGGTGCCTTATGGCTTCCAGTGCAGCAATGACACGCTATCGAGACGAAACCGTCTCAGCGTTTGAAGCAAGAGTAGCTCTACTTCGGGCTACAGTAACAACTGAACACATGCTAAACGGCAACGTCGCTACTTTCTTAGTGGCTGGCTCTGGCGGTGCTACACCTGTCACCCGTGGTCTTGATGGCCGCATTCCGGGTCGCAACAACTCCCTCACTCAAAATGCCTGTACCTTGGTTGAATGGCACGATAAGCCTACTTACACCGGCTTTAATGCGTTTGAATCACAAGGTGATGCGCGACGTATCTCACAAGATGGTTGCGTAGCTGTCATGAATCGCAAGATTGATGATGACATTTTGGGCTCAGCAGGTTTTGGCGCTGCAACACTGGGCGACTCCTCTGCATCAACGGCAGACCTTAACTGGATTTTAGGCCACCAAGCCGAGTTAGGTGAAAATGACGTTGATATTGGCGAGATGGATAAAGTGTTTTGTGCCTTAACTCCTAAAGCATTTGCTTATTTGATGCAGGTTAAAGAATTTGCATCCGGTGAGTATGTGGAGATCAAACCTTTTGCAGGTCCGGCGCGTAAGTTTTACAACTGGGCAGGCATTAACTTTATTCGTTCAACGCGATTAAGCGGCATGGGAACGTCAAGTGCTACGTGTTTTATGTGGCATCGTGACGCAATTGGCCATGCTATTGCTAATGGGCATCCTGAAGTCGTTCCTGGCTATAACGCCGAAGACGATTATGAGTTTGTCCGTTGCACAGGGTTTTTCGGCACTAAGTTGCTGCAAAACACTGGCGTTCGCAAAATGCTTCATAACGACACCTAATAGGAGGCTATTATGTCTTATGCAACTACAAACCCTCCGATCATTGTTTCGTGTTCTCCTTGTGGCACAAACAAGAGATTTGCTTACTACTCCACTGACGCTGTTGGTACGGTGGATGCGGCTGGCTATTTCACGAACGGATTAGCTTTAGGTATGGCGGTTGGTGATGAGGTGTGGGTGTATAACACAACTTCATCTCTCAATAAGGCCACTACCACTTACGTTGATGCTGTTTCTTCAACGGGCGCCACGGTAGTTATTGAATCTAGCTAACCTTAACCTTTAATACTTTTATAGGATTTTTCGTATGGAAAGAGGTAAAACTAAGTTGCTGAATGGCGAATTACACCACACGTCTCAACCGATTGGTGTTTTTCGCTGGCGAGCAAACCCAAAAGCAGGGACAACCATTGATGATGTTATGGACCCTGCTTATTGGGAGAATGTGCAGAAAGACCGATTTACGGTGACGCAGCCGTGGCATCAGGGGCAAGTGATTGAAGTCCTGCCTGAAGATGAAACGTTTTTTGCTGAGCTGTTAGTATTACGGTTGAAAAACGGCAATATTGCACTGAGAAAGCTGAACTATTCTTTACTGACCAATAAAGATACCAAGGTGGATGAATCTGATTTTGAGATTAAACACCGAGGGAAATCTAAGTGGTCGATTATTCGTAAAGATGGTGTAGTGATTGATGAGCATATTGATACCGAAAGCGAAGCTCATGAGAAATTGCTGGATTACTTGACGAAAGCATGACCGCCACAAAGTTAAGTCTTTACAACGGTGCCTTACAGCGTCTCGGGGAGCGTGGTCTGTCCACAGTGACAGATGATGTCCCTGAGCGCTATCACTTGGACACCATTTGGGATGAAGACCCTATTCAGCACATGTTGGAGAAGTACATTTGGAACTTTGCGCTTCGGACGATGGAGTGGAATTACAATTCTGCCATTGAGCCTGATTTTGGTTATCAATACGTCTTTGATAAGCCGTCTGACTACGTGCGGCTGGCCTCACTTTCGCAAGATGAGTATTTGCAATATCCGCTGCGTAATTACGAGGTGGACGGTGATTACTTTTATTGTGATTACCAGACAATCTATCTAAAATACGTCTCTAACGATTCGTCATACGGTAAAGATTATTCAAAGTTTACCACTCACTTTGAGCAAATGACGGCAACGTACTTGGCACAGCGTTTGGTGCTGGCGTTAAACAAATCGGGCGAGATGAAAAAAGAATTAAAGGCAGATTATCTGGAGATGGAATCCGAAGCCCGGAACATTGATTTCTTTGAGTTGCCCACTCGGTTCCCCCCTCAGTCGTCATGGGCCAGATCGCGCCGCTGGGGCTCACAGGGAGATTCGCGTCGCGGCCCTGTTATAGGCTAAGCCAATGGCACGGGTTCACCCCATAATCCAAAACTTTAATCGTGGGCGCATATCCACCAAGGCGCTTGCACGAACCGATCTTGATCGAACCGCCCTTTCCGCCGAAGTCCAAACCAATTTTATCCCCCTGACGCTGGGATCAGCCACGTTCCGTCCCGGTCTTGGTTATACCGGCACACGTCCTGGTACGTGCATCTCCATACCGTTTATTTTCTCCGGTGATGACTTAGCTGAAATTGAGTTAAGTGATGAGCTAATGCGTATCTGGGTTGACGATGCGTTAATTACCCGCCCCGCAGTAACGGCGGCCGTAACCAACGGCACATTTACTTCCAACGTAACAAACTGGACCGATAATGATGAATCTGGGGCAGCAAGCGCATGGCTAACAGGCGGCTATTTGCAGCTACTTGGGACGGGCACGAACGCGGCCAGACGAACTCAACAGATTACCGTTATCGAGACCTCAACAGTCCATGCTTTGCGTGTAGTGATTGCGCGCGGGCCGGTGGTGATCAAGGTTGGCACCAGTTCGGGCGATGATTCCTATCTTGCAGCCGTGCTAAAGACCGGAACCCACTCCTTGGCCTTTACGCCTACGGGCGATTTTTACATTGATTTTTCTTCGGCTCTTGATTACACCGTGCTGGTGGATTCGGTGGCAGTAGAATCGTCGGGTACGCTCACATTGCCTACTCCATGGACCGATACCGATCTAGCCAATATCCGTCACGATCAATCGGCGGATGTTGTTTTTGTGGCGTGTTCTGGTTATCAACAAAGGCGCATTGAGCGTCGGGATAATGATTCGTGGTCTGTTGTGCTGTACGAGCCTGCCGATGGGCCTTTTGGGCTGATTAATATCTCTGCCATTACGCTAACCCCATCGGCCATTAATGGGGATATTACACTCACCGCCAGCAAAAACTATTTTAAATCTACTGTGGTGGGCGAGCTGTATAAGCTCACTTCCTCTGGCCAGAATGTTGAAGCGGCGGTGACAGCTGAAAATACGTTTACCAATTCCATTTATGTGACGGGCATTGATACGTCGCGCACGTTTTCTATATCCATTACTAATACATTTGTTGCCACTGTAACCCTCCAGCGCAGCACTGACGACGCCACATGGGAGGACGTGACGACTTACACAACCGTGACGGCCACCACCTATAACGACACGTTAGACAATCTTCAGTATTACTACCGCATTGGGGTTAAGACGGGTGGTTACACGTCGGGAACCGCCGATTTGCTATTGAGTTATGCGGGCGGCTCTTTAACGGGTATCGCAAAGGTTACCTCTTATACGTCAGCAACCGTCGTTAATGCGGTTGTTTTGGTTGATCTTGGCGCCGCTACAGCGACTTCTGATTGGTATCGATCCAAATGGTCTGAGCACCAAGGCTGGCCTACTGCCACAGCGTTTTATGAAGGCAGGTTGTGGTTTGCCGGTAAGGGCGGTGTGTGGGGATCGGTGACGGATGCCTTTGAATCTTTTGATGATGATTATGAAGGGGATGCCGGGCCCATTAACCGGACGTTCGGGGCTGGTCCTGTCGATACGGTGAACTGGCTGTTACCTTTACAGCGATTGATGATTGGCACGGCAACCAGTGAAAAGTCGGCGCGATCCACGTCATTTGATGAGCCGTTAACGCCCAGTAACTTCAACATTAAAGACCCGTCTCGCGAAGGCTCCTCTATGGTGGCGCCTATTAATGATGGCTCTATTGGGATGTTTATCCAGCGCTCTGGTAGTGATTTATATCAGCTCCAATTCAATTTGGAGTCCAACGATTACCAAGCAACTGACCTTTCTACGCTGATTCCTGAAATTGGCGAGCCGTATATTGTGCGGCTAGCTATTCAGAAAAAGCCTGACACCCGCATTCATTGCGTTAAATCGGATGGAACGGTGGCGTTGTTGGTGAAGGATGATGCTGAAAATACACTGGCATGGGTTGATATTGAGACCGATGGTGACGTGGAAGATGTCTTTGTGTTTCCGGCGCAGGCAGGCGAGCCTGAAGATATTGTTTACTACACTGTCAATCGCACCATTAACGGATCGACAGTTCGCTACCGTGAGAAGTGGGCCTTTGAGGAAAATGCTGAAGGCGGCACAACCAATAAAATGGCCGACTCTTTTATCTATGCTACAGGCGTTAGTCTTGCCACAATTACCGGCCTTTCTCACTTAGAGGGTGAGGAGGTTGTGTTGTGGGGCAATAGTAAGAATTTGGGCACCTATACCGTGGCGTCTGGCGCAATAACGCCGTCTGAAACCGTTACGTCCTACTGTGTTGGTTTGAGGTATTCGTGGCGGTACAAGTCAACCAAGTTGGCGTATGGCGCGAACATGGGAACGGCATTACTACAGAAGAAAAGAGTTAACCAATTGGGTGTTATCGCGCAAAATATGTACCACCAGGCTTTTCAGTGGGGCAAAGACTTTACCACAATGTACGACTTGCCCAATATCGAGGGTGGCAAAGCGGTGGTGGCTGACACGCTACACGCCACCTACGACCAAGAGACTTTCCCGTTTGGGGGTCATTGGGATACCGATTCGAGGATTTGCTTGCAAGGGTTTGCGCCTTTACCGGTGACGCTGTTGGCCTTGGTGTATGACATTGAGACGCACGATAAAAGTTAGACCCTTGACGCCTGAATTGTATTTCAGGATTGAAGATAAGTTGCCGCCCGTTTCTATAAAAGGGGTGGCTTGGATGGATGAGGATAGGTTGATCGCCGCGGCAGCATTCATGCCTGCGGGTGATTCACAGTACTTATTCTTTCACAGTGAAGACCTTCGCCCTTACAAAAGACAAATTGCATTAGAATGGCACAAAACAGTAGTGCCACTTTTAACAAAACCGACCTATATTGTGCGTGACGACCAGTTAGAAAGTTCTATTGATTTCGTCATGCACTTTGGGTTTAAACAGATCGCAGAGGACATTTGGCTATGGCGTGGTTAGCAGCAGCAGCACCTTACCTACAGGCAGCCGGGGCCGCCGTTGCCGTAGGGTCCACCATTGCCCAAGGAAAAGCATCCGAACAGATGGCCAAGCTGGAAGCGGTTCAGCTTCGCGAACAGGGCTTAGCCGATCAGGCACAGTCTCAAACCGAGGCGCGTGAAGAGCGAAGCCGGGCGAATCTATTGCAGTCCAGGGTTCGCGCTTTAACGGGCAAATCAGGCACCGGGTTTGACTCTCCTAATGTTGTTAACATCATGAGCGACATTGGCGCACAAGGGGAATACAACGCTCTGGCTGCTTTGTATTCAGGCAATACTTCAGCGCGCACGAAACGGTTAGCAGGCAAAATGGCTACAGCGCAAGGCAAACACAATAAAGGCCAAAGTTACGCGCGCGCGGCGGGGACTATTTTAACGTCAGGCCAATCTTTCGCAGAGAATTACTTCTAATGCCCACTCTACCCACGGCTGATGATCTTGGTGTCCGCATTCCGCAGAATCGCGGTAATGTCGTAACAGGCAATTTTGATTATTCTGGTACTCAACAATTAGGCTCCGTGGTTGAGAATTTCGCGGCGGGTGTTAAAAATCGCCAAGACCAAATCAATTACCAGAAGGCCAAGACCTATTGGCAAAAAGCCAAGTTAGAGGCCGATAACGCCTTTGATCAAGACGGCGATTTTGGAACGTATCTAACGCGCTATGACGACATGCTGGGTAAGGCCAAAGAAAAGGCGACCGGCATGGTGACGAATCGCCGAATGCGCGAAGAGTTTGAGATGGATGTTGATCTTTCGTTAGCGTCTGGACTGGAAGGTATGAAGGATTATGCCTTTAAGAAAGAATCCGAATTCGGCGTTGCTCATCTTAACGATACGATTACGGCAGGCCGTGAAAATTATTTACGCGCTACCACCCCCGCTGACAAACAATTTGCGCTTGAGTCCATCATGGAATCCATTGATTTCGCGCAAGGGGCTGGATATATCGGCGCCGACGATGCACAAGCACACCGGCAGAGTGTTGCGGTTGATTTGGCCATTGCCTCCGTTGAGATAGAGGCGCCTCAAAAACAAGTGGAGATGCTGAAAGAAAATAAAGGCCTTATTGATGTCATCCCAAAAGATACCAGGGAAAAGATGATTGATAGCGCCTCTGCACAATTAGTTAATCAGCAAGGGTTGGAGATTGCCGATTCTATCCGCGTGGCGGGTGGCGCTTTGGCTGAACGAACTGCCGAAGTGAACAAGATTAAAGATGTTAATGTGCGTGATGCGGCGAGACGACAAGTTGAGCATGATTACAGCATTGAAAAAACGGCGCGCCTTGAGTCAGAATCTGCCAATTACGATGCGGCAAGAAAAGCCTTAAATAAAGGCCAATCGATTGGACAATGGATGCAAGAAAATCCAAAGAGCTGGGACGGCATGAATGGTGAACAGCAAGCCTCACTTCTATCGAAAGGTTCCAACGTTACGACTGATCGTGGTGCTTATGCGGCAATTATTGATTTATCTGCCAAAGATGCAAACGAAGCGAGAAACTTTCTTCACGAGAATTCCCATTTGTTTTCTGAGTCTGATTTCCAGACATGGGAAGATCGCCTCTCCAAAACGAAAGAGCTGGATTCTTTTGCGTCAACAAATGAACAAGTTTTAATTAAATTCAGCCAAGCTGGGTTTAATGTGGCTGAGACCAATTTCAAGAAAAAAGAACACTATTTAAAAGCCATTGAATCTATTGATAGTGACATTAAAAAATTCCAAGAGGTTCACGGAAAAGACCCAAGCCCTGACGAAGAAAGAAAAATTATCGATAGTAATTTTGAAAAAATAGAGGATAGGTTTTTTGGTAAAGATGTTTATTCTTATTCATTAACAACTGAACAGCGACAAGATAGAGATACAAAGCGCAAAGCAGATAAGTTTTCGACATTGTTGAATGAATATAAAAGACAACTTGAAGGCGATGCTGGGGTCCCGGTGACTTTATCAGAAGATGAAATTAGTGCTATTTACCGCAATGCAGATGCTATGGGCATGTTAGATGAGTGATATTAAAGACCTTATCCAAGCGGTTGAGAATGAAAAAGCAGAAAAATTAAATGTTTCTGTTGAGCGCGCAACGACTAAAAATCCTGAACAAGCGGGGAAGGTGTACAGCATTTCTGATCGTCAGTCATTGCCGTTTGATTATGTTGAAAGAAATTATCAGTCGTTAAACAAGCCAGATACGCGAACAATGCCGCCTGCTCTTCAGTTATTTTTGTCTGACCCTAATCGTGCGGCTGTCTCTCATGATGATACAGACAATCTTGCGTGGTGGGAAAAGATGGGGAGAGAAATCAAAAACGCTGGAAGCATTGCGCGAGCATCGACCCACAATATTAGCGGTGCTGCTTACGGTGTTTTGGGTAGCATGTTTGAAACGGCTGATGAATTAGGTAGGTTGCCAGTTAAAGCATTAGGCGCAGACGATGCTTTTTTTGAAAATAATAAAACGTTTATTGGCAAAGCAGGCGAATACCTCGTTGGTATTTCGGCACAAGAAAAGAAGGCCCATGATTACTTTGTGCCAAAAGATTCTGCTATTGGCCAGTCAGTATGGGGCGGGGTTGATTCTGCTATAACCAATTTAGCCGCACTGGGGGCCGGTTTTGCGGCGCGAGACCCTTCGCTGTCACTAAAATTGATGGGCGGCCAAACTTTTGGGTCGCAATACACGGCAGGTCGAGAATCTGGGTTAGACCCGTTGACATCGAATTTATATGCGGGGGCTCACGCACAAGCTGAAGTGCTTACTGAAATGATTCCGGTAGGAATGTTATTCAAAGACCTTGCGAAGAATACAGGGTTTATGACGACGCTGGCCAAGCAAATGGCGGTAGAGATACCGGGTGAGCAGGTCGCTACATTATGGCAAGACGCCATTGATTGGGCGGCAATTAATCCTGATAAGACGTTAGCGGAATTTATTAAAGAAAGGCCAGACGCGGCAATTGATACTCTCATTTCCACCATTGTTGCAACCGGTTTACAAACGGGGGCTATCTCTGCCGTGGATTATGCCACACGAGAAAAAGAAACCATTGGCAAGATGGCTGAGAAAACACAAGAATCAAAAGTGTTTAGCCGTTCGCCTGAATTATTTAAAACATTTCTTCAGGACAATGTGGATGGTGACATCTACATGGATGCCGCCAAAGTTTCTGAGATGCTTCCACAATTACAAGACGGCCCCGAATTACAAATTATTAAAGACCAACTGCAAGAAGCTGAAGCGACTGGCGGCGATATTGTTGTGCCGGTTATTGATGCGTTGGATATTTTTAAGTCTGGTAATTTTGAGGCGCTTCATCCGCTCATGCGATTAAGTCCAGAACGCTCTATGCCTGATGCGTTTCAATTAATTGATGAGGCAAATAAGCACGTTGAACTAAAAACAAAAGCTGACTCTATTTACAAAGAGATTGAACAACAGCTTATTGATACAAAGCGCCTAGACAAACGAAGCGCCAAAATATCGGCGTCGATTATTCCGGCTTATGTCACCACACAATCTGCACGATCATCCATCCCTGTTGAAGAAATTTATTCAATGATGGGACTTAAGATCGTTGGGCCGAATGCGGATGTTGCGCAGGGGCAGCAGATTTTGGATCAGCCCGCCTTCCATGGATCGCAAGCGCAAACCATAGATAAGCTTCTGCTTGAATACATTGGCACCGGTGAAAATACTACAGCACAAGGATGGGGTATTTACCTGACAAAATCGGGGGAGCTGGCATCGAAGTACACCGGTAAAAAAGGCTCTGTTATTGAGGCAGAAATTCCAGAAGACAGCGAGCTTTTGGATTATGACGCGCCACTATCTGAACAACCGGAGATGATGAAAAAGCTGGGTATAGACCCGGATAAGCCTGGTCTTCTCCAGACGCACCTTAAGGCCACTATGGTCGGCCAAGAAGTTTATGACGCGCTGGCCAAGGGGAAAACTAATCGCGGCGTGGTGGGCAAGAAAGAAGCCTCGTTATACCTAAATTCGCTGGGCATTCCAGGTCTTCGCTATAACTTAGAAGGAGCCGATAATTTTGTTATTTGGGATGAAAACCGGCTGGGGGTTAAGGGTGGGGATCAGGCGAGCGCGGATAAAACGTTATTTCAGGGAAATAGTCTTGGCTTTTACTCTGGCCTGTCAGAAGCCGTTAAATCTATCAAACAAGATTCAGGCACAGCCGATCAGCTCCTAAACACCATTAAAAAACAGCCCAATGTTAAGGCTGAAGAGATGGAATGGACGGGACTGGAAGAATATTTAAACGCAAGGAAAGGCGAGAAAATTACCAAGCAAGAGATTCAAGACTTTGTTGATGCTAATGGGGTGCAGGTTGAGGAGGTTGTTAAAGGCGGCGACAATGCCGTATCTGCATGGGAAGAATTGCGTGACAAAGTTATTGCTCACGCCGAAATACCAAAAGAGAGCAGGGGTGAAAACTGGCAGTCAGAATTAGGTACTTTAATACAGCAAAGAGATATTGCCGAAGAAAAAATGGACGCCGAATCCGGTGATTACAACGATTCAGACGAGCAAGGGAATACCAAATTCAGCAAATACCAACTCCCTGGTGGCAAGAACTATCGCGAAGTGTTGTTGACGCTGCCTGTTAAGTCTGGCCTACCGTCCGGCTATTCTGTTATTGAAAAACCAAGCAATCCGCCTCAATCAAGATGGGTTGTTGTTGGCCCCGGCCCGTTAGATGAGAACAGGTATGGGGCTGGCGAAACAAAAGAATCTGCCGTCAAAAAATTTACAGGCCACGGACACACTGGCGCTTACAAGTCGTCCCACTTCGATGAACCCAACATTCTCGCTCACGTCCGCCTAAACGACCGCACTGGCCCGGGCGGTGAAAAGGTTTTGTTTGTGGAGGAGATTCAGAGCGATTATAGG